AACCACCAATGGTCATCATCCATTGGGTTAGTATCCATCCACACTCCATGCCAAGTTGGTCCGCCATCCCGCTGTGTAGGATAACGACCAACACGATGAGTGAGACCATCAATAACAGCTTTTGGAAGTTCTCTTGCTTCATTTACCCACGCTCCTGTTAGTTCTAATGATAACAATTTACGTACGTCTTTAGGTTGGTCCAATGCTAGGAAGATCACTTCACAGTCTATGCCCGCAGCATTACCGCGGGACGGGAGGCGAATGTGATGAGTGATTGGAGGTGTGTATAACATCGGACCAAAAGTGTTTTCAGGAAATAACTCTTGCCATGTCTTAATGGTTGTCGTCTTAAGTTCTGGGTATGAGTTCCTGACAATTACAAAACGAGTATAGCGGATCCCATCGATAGGCGAAGGCTTTTGCCTAACGGCTCTCATCATGATCTCAGCAGCACAAGCGTAGGATTTTCCGGATCCTACTGGTCCCATTAGTCCACGAACAAATGAGTTACTTTGGAGAAAGTTGTATGTCGTTCTCGCGCTACTGAAATCCAGATCAATGCCTGGACCCGCTAACTCTTTCTTACTACGTTCTTTCTTATTGCTCATCGTCGATGTCTTTGAACTTCATTGTTGCCATACGTTTTAGTTCTTGATTCTCTTTCCATAGCGTATCAATAATTTCCATCACTCTGGTATTATTCAGATGTGCCATAGCGAACTCCTCACGCAATTGCTCAATCATTGCTTTGATTTCCATCCTTAGTCTCCATGTGTTTGATTAGAAATGCGACATAATGCTGACACTTCTTCAAGTCTTCAACACCACCTTTCAATCTCCACCGTAGCGCGTACTTTATAATGTTCCCATTCAGGAAACCTTGATAGGCTTCATCCGATAGGTACTCTTGCATGACATCTATAGGTTGTATAGTGTGTCGCTTATAATGGTCACCACCAACTTGGATGTCTTTTGGATCACTCATCTTTATTCATTCCTAATCTCTTCGCTGCTTCTTGTGCAAACTTGTTCACCACTTCAAACTGATGGTTTGGATTATCTAATACTTTTTTAATCCAACCTCGATGTCTATCGTAGCCTTTTTTCTTTGCTGCTTCTTCTTTTATAATCTGCATGTATTTATCTCGTGATTCTTTATTCTTCATTATCGATCGTTTCCGGTGCTTTAATATTAATACCAATCACTGATGGTTTGTCTGAATCATCAGGATTATCTAGTAAACCACTAGCTTTCGCTAACAGTCTTAATGTTTGTACTTTGTCCCAGAGTTCAATTTCAATCTCACCAGTCTTAGGGTTCGTCTTGATGCGCTTGATTGCTTGCATTGCGTGTTCTGGAATGTCCTTACTTGCTTTGACTTTGACATTGCCTTCTTCATCCCAACTCATTATGTCTGATAGTTTTGTGTTTGCCATACACAGCAACGAGTAGGCTACTGCCTCTCGGTTTGCTGCAATGGTCGTACTTTTTTCCAAGTTCTTCTGCAAGGCCCTGACGCCACCGTACCCTGAGAGACTTGGAATCGGTTTACTTTTGTTTTTTGTTTCAGCCATTAGAAGGGTAGATCGTCTTCCATGTCCACAACATTATCCGCCGGGACGTTATTCTGTACTGGTGCTTGTGATGCGGTATTGGTACTTTGTTTAACTGGATTACCGATCTTGATCTTATACCACTTGTTGCCAGAACTTTGTGCAGTGTTTTCGTAGAGATTAATGTAGCATCGTGTTCCATCTGGTAGTAACACTTGGCCTTGGTAGTCGCCATGCCAATCCTCTGTCTTATCGTTATTAATAAATAATTTGCCTTCGTTTTCTTTCAATTCCAACGGACGTTTATTATCTTCAGCCATTATTCTTCTTCCTTTTCTATTTCATAAATGTGGACGACGGCAGCGCCACCATCCTTCGCTTCACCTCTAGCAATTTCAATGTATTCAAATTGACTGTCATCATCATAACATCCAGCCTTCATCAATGCATCTAATATTGCTTTTAGTGTATTATCCAGATCAAACCTTCTTTTAGACCTGGGATGTATCATAACACTAATACCAAGACTCTTATCGCCAAAGCTTTTATGCCCAGCCTGTTTAACTACTGCAAACACTTCGTCAGTAAATTTTTTTCCAGCTGGAGAGATATATCTTCGCTTTCCCGATGCGTGCCAATAATTATTAACACTTGGCGGGTAGGGCAATTCGTATCTTAGTGTTGGTGTCATAGTCGATTTAATCTCGCATTAATGTCTTTAGTACAGTAAGCTTTGATCGCATCGTTGATGATGCTAGCTTTAGTTTTCTCTTGTTCCTTCGCAGTCTTGTTTAATAGCTCAACACTTTGAGGAGTGAGACGAACTAAAAACGGTTTTAGATCACTCATACAAGTCTCCTACATATTTGTTGCGGACCTTTTTGTTCGGACGTCCACGACTCCGTGTATCATTCTCATGTTCTTTTGCTACATCACGCTTACAAAACTCAATCATTTCTAAATACTCATTGGCCCCTACCTCCATCAAACCATGAGCAGTAAAACCCTTAGTTAACCGATAATAACCACCCGGCTCAGTAAACTTGTATTCCAACGGTTTACCATCGTTGAACTCATCACACATGAGTTTATAGAATTCACGCAATGTCATTTCTTTTCTTTCTTACCAAAGATGCGTTCAAAGTTATCTTCAAACTTCTTTCGGTCTGTAGGTCGCTGTGTACTTCCTTTGCCACCATCACTCATAATTTATTTCCCTTCTTACAAAGTGTTCAGGCAACTGTATATATTCTTCACCTAGGCATGATGTATATGGCGCATCAGGGTAATACTCTTGGACATACTTATTAGCAACAGCACAGTTTTTAAAGTTACCAATGTATTTAGGTTCTTCCATGGTCATCCATACTACTAAGCAATATTCAAACATCTTTATTACCTTCTATTTCGTTATATCTTTTAATAAAGTTAATATCTTCATTATCTAACATATAACCTTTAACATCATCCCACTTTACACTACTATCATAGACGATCCGTCTTAAGTTACCACGGATGCCAGGATAAGCAGACCTGGGCCTCATCTCTACATAACCTAACTTCATCAGTTTCTGTAGATGGTATTGTATGGTTGGGTAGGTACAATGTAACTTCTCAGCTAGTGTCCGGATCCCAACAATACTAAATCCTTGTTTGTTACAGTAACCAGCGAGGACTGCTAATACTCTCAAGTTACCTGGTGTTACTTTCTTATCTAGTACAGCTTTAAATGGTATCACTACAAAATGCCTGTGATCTTTATTCCTGAGCTTTTGTATCTGTATTGATTCAGGTATCTTGTATTCCATAGATATAGTATATCTCATATATACCTAAGTGCAAGTATTGATTTAAACCTTGAATATGTTAATATGAATATACGGGGCCATTACCCAGCCCTCCCATCGGTAGATAGCGACCAAGGGAATAAACGTGTTTAACCGCAGAGATCTCCTCTACATAAGAAGTATATAAAAGGTATCAGGAATCGTGGAAGCGGGCGTACAGCTTACTAGATAAACGAGAGCTATCCATCTTATGATGTTCCTGATAAATACCTTTTTTTATCGGGTTAGGTTCTATCTATCTCCTAGATGCAAACCTGGCATGCTAACCGCATGTACTTTGTTATATATATATCTAATGACCATGAGGACACCATGACAAGTTATCCACAAGAATCACCATGCATATTCCAATGTAGACTTGAGTCTATAGACAATATCGAGATGTGTATCTCATGTGGACGTACGCGTGATGAGATTGTTAACTGGCGTGAGTTTGACCAGGTCCAGAAAGATATCGTGTTTAAGTTGTCCAATGAGCGCATGTTGAAAAAACTAGGAAAAATTTGAGTTAGGGGGAGAGACACAGAGACACCCCACCCCGCCCCCCAAAGGTCACTTATCCACAAGTTATCCACAGGGGTTATCCACAGAACAAACAAAGATATCCACAGGCTGTTACAAGTTATCCACAATACCAGGTTGCACAATTAAGGCATGGTTATGACATATAAATTAAACTAGTTATAACCAACTCTCATTAATGGTGTTATGTATCAACCATACTGTAACTATCCTTGAATTAATCCATGATTAAATTAATGTTTGCATTTTAGATATCTTTATGTTTATAATTATGCAACGGCACAAACAAAGCCGCATTTTTAACAACCATGAAAGGTAAAACAATGAAATTATTATCTATAGACACAAACGCAAAAACATCTAAAAACACTCAGTTTGGATATTTAACCGGTATTCTATATCTAAGCCCATATAAAACAAGCGGTGTCAATCTTTGCCCAATGGCAGAAAAAGCCGGATGTATAGAAGGTTGTTTAAATACCGCCGGACGCGGTGTATTTTCAAATGTTCAACAAGCTAGATTAAACCGAACAAAGTTATTCTTAAATGATCAAAACGCATTCATGCGTCAATTGGTTGATGAGATAGGCGCATTATCAGCAAAGGCCAAACGCTTAGGAATTAAGGCCGCCG